AAGCTGCAACCCCAGTTGTTGCTGAAAGAGATAAAACATCTTTTTCATAAGCTTTTAACTCTTCAGCCGAAGCACCAACAAGAGTTCTAATTTTCGTCATTGAAGTTCCGAAATCAGTTGCCATTTTAACAGCCGCTGCTCCAACTCCAAGTATAGGCAAAGTTATAGAGTTAGTCATGTTGCTTCCAACTCTTTTCATTGTTCTTCCAAACTTTGTAACTCTAGTGCTTGCTTTTTTCATGGCTCTATCAAAGCCTTGCATATTAGCCCCAAAATTAAAAGTTAAAAAACCAACTGCTTTATTTGCCATAATTATCTTTGTTTTTGTAGTATTCTGCTCTTTCTTTTAATTTTTTAACATCAACCTTTTTATCTTTTTCTTCCCAGTTAAACTTGATTAAATCAGTTGATTTAATTGATTTGTTTTTAGGCAAATGAATGTTAACTAAATAAGTGGTTTGCCATCTTACTCTTTCCCATTCTTGTTGCTGCCTCAAATTTTCAAGCTCATAAAAACCATCCATCTTTAACCAAAAATATTTAGGAAGATAATCATAAAACTCTTCTGGAGTTAAATTCATCTGTCCCAAAGCAACTCTTTCTAACTTTTGCCAGCTAAGAGATGCTTTTACTTCTTGCTGGCCTTCTGCTTTTTTCCCTTTTGTCCCCCCATTTGTTCAGCTAAAACATCCATACATCTTGAAATTGAATCAAAATCATTATCTATCAAATCTCCCAAGTCATCAATTGTTAATTGACATTCTTGTTTTGCTGCTCTATATCCATCTTCTATTCCACAATGTATTAACGTCAAAGCTCCATCCAAAGTCATTTCCGTACCTAACTTCTCTAAATCTTGTAAAGTTGTGTTAGTTTTTTTGCTATATTTTCTTAGAGCTGAAAATCCAAATTTAACTGGATATTGTTTTTCTCCTATTTTTACAAATTCATATTTCTTCATTTTGTTTGTTTTTTTGTAAGGCTTATGAGGGGACAAAACAAACCAAACAAGATTGCCCCCTCACTTACCTAAATTTATATTAAGCTACTGTTTGCGATAAAGCTCCAGTTCCTTCAAAACTCATGCTGTAAGTAGCAGTATCTTCTGTTCCAGCACTAACTGAAAAACTTGTTAAAAATACGCTTCCTTGATAATCAGTATCTCCAGTTGCTCCAGTTGTGTCTCCAAATTTTACAGTTAAAGCTGTTCTTCCAGTTATCATATTTGATAAAACTAAGTCATCAGCTCCATTAGTTAAAGCTGATCCACTTGCATCTGTAAAAGCGTAAGCTCCATCTAAATCAATTGAAAATTCTCTTAACCCTTCAAGGCTTTCTTTGAAGCCTCCAGACTCTTTGTTTGTTATATCTCTTGTACTCATTGAGAAATTTAGCGTTGCACTTTGAGCAAAAGCAACTAAGTTTCCATTAGAGGCATTGTAAACTCGGATATCTGTTCCATTTAATATTGCCATTTTTTTTTATTTTATTAATTAATATTTACTTCTTTTTTTTCTTTTTCTTTTTTTCTACTATTTTCTCAATACATTCTTGCTCAATTAAATCTTCAAGCTCAGTTTGATTTTTAATAATAACTGTTGCTCCTTTAATTATTGTTTTATTATGTCTATGAGAAAACCAGTCTTTTAATAATTTATATTCCATTTTTTTATATTTAAATATCTAATTTAACACTACAAGAACCAGAAAAATCAGTTAAAGAACTTTCTGAAATTATCTTAATTGTTGCAATTGTATCATTAGAAAAATTTGTATCTATGTTATCAAAACAAACTTCACTTGCTGTTTTGATGTTGTTTTCTTTTATGTTTAGTCCATCACAATTTGTTTGTAGCTCTAAAGTCCAAAGAGAATCTTTTATTATTTCATCTCCAGAATTTATTTTTACACCAATAGAGCTAATAGAAACCCCATTAGTTGCTTTGTTAAATAGCTCAAATTCAGTTGAACCATTAATTAAATCAAAATTTTTATTTACTACTTCAGTTGCCATTTTTAAGAATTTATTAATCTAACATCAAAATCCAAAGCTTTCCTGAAAACTCCTCTTGCATTTGTTGCTGAGTTATCAAATGAATCTAAATCAAAGAAATCATTATAACCATCATATTTGATAGATTGTACTTTAATTCCATCAATTGTTCCAGATTGCCTATCAAGAGCAGTTCTAACTTTTTTGGCTAAATCGGCTGCTTGGGAATAAGTTTCAGAATAAACACTAACCATTATTGAAGTAGTATCTAAAGAAGAAACCCCTTCTTTGTAGTCAGTTGGGTCATCACTTAAAACATCATAAATGATAAAAGGAAAATCTGTTCCTTGCCTTGCAACCATAGGATATATTCTTGTGCCTACTAAAGCATTTACATCTGAGTTATCTTTTAATATTTTAAATATTGCTTTTCCTACTTCCATTTTAAAAACCTAATTTACCATATTTCTTCAATCTTCTTTCATGTATTTTTAAAGCTCTTTCAAAAATAACTTGTCCATCTTTAAAACCATCAACTAATACTTTTTTATGTTCAGAGTTCCAAGCATCAGCCATGAAAGGCTGAGCCTTTCCTTTGCCTCTTCCTCCAAACATAACCTCATCTCCATACTCAACCCAAGCTCCATAAAATCCTGATTTTGTATATTGTTTTTTCCCTTTGAGTTTTTTACCACTTTGAGACTCAGTTTCTTTTTTTGCAAAAGCTCCTGTAACACGTGGCCCAACATATCCTCCATGATATTTCTTACTTGCTTTTGTTCTAAAATATCCTATACTTCTAGCCAGTTGGCCTTTTCCACCAATTTGTTTTGCGTTTGATTTAGCAGCCTTAACTAATGGCTTAGAGACTCTCCTCCAAAATTTATTCCATACTGAATCTTGAGAGACTTGTTTAGGGAGTTGCCTAAACATCAAGTCAATATCAGTTAAGTTTTTTGTGTCTATCTCAACCCATGATTTTGAGGCTTGTCGTGATTGACCATCTATATTTGGAAGTACAGCCATTAATCTTTATTTTCAGATTCCAATTCTAAAAAACCATCTCTCCCTCCTATTTCTCTAATTTCATTTATAAAATAATATTTTACAAAAGTTCTGTCTTGATATTCTATTCGTCTTTTTTGGTCTGTTCTATGTATTTGAACACCAATATTTCTAACAGTAAAAATAATTTTTTGACTCCCAGTTGCTCTTTCTGTTTCGTCTTTTACATCTCCCCCTTTATATCTTACATTAGCCCAAACTGTTGCAGCATCACTCCAAGTCTTTATCTCTTCTCCATAACTATCTTGAGAAATGGAAAAAGTTTGAATTTTAATTCTTCTGTCTAAATCTCCTATCTGCATACTTGCACTTTATATTGGTCTAATAAAAACTTTGCTCCCATTGGAATCTCAGTTGCAATTTTACCCACCACTACTTGTTGTCTGTTTTGATACCAATGTCCAATAGTCAAATAACAAGCCTGAATGATTGGCAAAGGAACATCAGTTGAGGCTGTTCCATAGCCTACTTTATATTTTACAACAACAGCATCTTCTCTTTTTGCTATTTGTGGAAATGATTGATTTGGTTTTAAATATATTTGAGATGGCTCAACTGCCGAAGTTATATCATATACATCAGTTGATAATGATTGAAGAGAGTTGTTTTCATCATAATATTGTATAGATACCACTTGACTTGTTGGACTTTTAAAAAGATTTTTAATATCGTCAAATGTTGTTCCATACTGCTCAAGAGTAGTTTCTAAAAAAAATCTGTTAGTGTACTCTTCAGCTGATTTTGTTGCAGCTGTTACCAGTCCAGCTATAATTGTATCATCATCTGAAATGTCTACTTTTAAATACAATTTAGCATCAGACGTAGCAATTAGTGCTGTTGTATTTGCTGTAAAAACTTTATAAGCTCTCATAATTTTTTTAAATTAAAAAAAAAAGGCTGGCTGAAAACAACCAGCCCTTTTCATGTTTATATAGAATACTATGCTTCCAAGTTTTTCTGGAATGTTGTAGCTCCTACTGCACCAGCATCTACAAGAGATGTTAATACATAACGTGGCTCTCCAGTTCCAGCTCCAGTATAGATGTCATATATAACATCTAAACCTCCAAACTGAGCAATATGTACTTTAGAAAAATCTCCAAATAAAGCAGCTGTTTTTGAAGCTGTTCCACCAGAGTTCAAGTTAGATGTTATGAATGAGAAATATCCATTTAATCTTTTGTCAGCATTATCATATAAAGCAGATACTGAAGCAACTTGAGCTAATGCTTTAACATCAGAATAAGCAGCTGGATTTAAGATATAAGCTATTCTAGCACCTTCTAGAGATACGTTTGCAGCAAGTAAATCAGTTTCTAATTTTTGAACATTAGCAACAGAAATAGCTGAAGTAGCAACTGAAGTAGCATCTTTAAATAAAGAAGTTGGAGCATTAGAAACATCATCATTTGCTAAGAATGCAGATTCCATAGTTGCAGCAACTGA